CTCGACCAGGAACATCGTGCCAATCAACTCGAAAAGGTTGGAACTCATTAGTTTTTTGATTTGCACCTTCCCAAAGTTTGTGAAAAACATTACCCAATCCATTTGCTGTTGAAGTTATTATAACTTTTGTTTCTATACCAGCAGAAATAACTGGATATGTTGATGTGTAGAATTCAGATGCTTTTTCTACAAATGCAAATTCGTCTAGGTAGAGTAAGCTAACAGATAAGCCACGGATAGAAGAGCCGGAAGTAGCACTGGCAATGATGCGTGAATTATTAGAGAACTCCACTGAACCTTTGTTAAGCGCTTTAGTCCCTGGCTGCAGGAAAAAAGGTATATTTTCCAACATAAGTGTAACTCTTGCAAGCATCTCGCGAGCGACAGCTCCCTTATTAGCGAGTACTGCAACCGTCTTTTCCGGGTTAAAAAGAACGTACCATAAAAGATAAGCACACGCAGATATAGACTTACCTGATTGACGGCATGCCAAGACAATATTAAACCTGTTATCGTTAAAGTGATTAAACATTTTCTCCTGATAAGGATAAAGCTCAAAGGGAACTAATCCTTCATCAAGGGAAACGATTTTTACATATGTTTTACAAAAATAGGCAGGATCTTCATAACACTTTTGGTACTCAACAACCTCTTCTTCAGTCCAGTCCTGTGTGACGCCATCTTTCTTAACATTTACGTTACCTAAATATGTTTCAGTTGTCTTCCGTGGCATCCAGTATCTCCGGTTCAGGCACTTGCTTTATCTTCTTCTTTCCATTCTCTTTTAACAATCTTTGTAGTTCAACTGACGAGCCAACAAACAGATTGTTGTTTGTCACTTTCTTTCCAGTACCTTCTTCAGCATCAATTTTCTTTTTATTCAGTTCCATCAACTTATCATTGACGTCTGATACATTTTTCAACATTCCTGCCAATACTTCTATTGCTCTAGGGTGTTCAGTTTCTTCAGCAATTCTCATTGCTAAATCTAAACTTTCTTTTCCCTTTTCTATTAATTCGTGAAGATTGCCACGAGTATACTCATAATCTACTTGTATATTATCAGAATCATTCATATCCAAATTCACCTTTTTGTTTTCAATACTATTATCCAGACTCTACTACCGTCTGAATATTTTTTATCGTATATCGTTTCGTTAACCCATTTCTCTTTTTGATTTGTAGTCATTTATAGCACTCTTTATTGCGTCTTCTGCAAGAACAGAACAGTGTATCTTGACTGGAGGTAATGATAGCTCTTCAACAATCTGTGTGTTATCCAGTTTAAGAGCGTCGTCAACCGATTTCCCATTAACCCACTCAGTAGCAAGACTGCTAGCAGCAATAGCGCTACCACAACCAAAAGTCTTAAACTTAGCGTCAGTAATAATTCCTTCATCATCAACCTTGATCTGAAGTTTCATTACATCGCCGCATTCAGGCGCTCCCACAAGACCAGTGCCAACGTTATTATCAGCGGGATCAAGACTACCCACATTCCTGGGATTTTCATAGTGATCTACTACTTTCTCTGAATATGCCATTAGGTTGCGCTCGCATCACTATCTCCAGATAATACAGTAACTTCATTAAATCCAAAGTCACTATCAGCAGATACATTTGAAGGTGTAAGAGTAGTAGTTGTCCTTTGTAATGGCAAGTCTGAGTCTTGTAATCCAGCTTGCATATTGAAATATTTCATATTTGTTTCTCTTACAATCTTACCAGTATTCAGCGCACCATAGAAAAAGATGTGCATCGTAAAATCTAGATTGTAATTTATATATGCTCTTTGAGCGAGATCCCCTTCATAGTTGTCTTCTAAAGAAACTCCATTTAATACTACCGGCACATCTTCTTTAATATTATCAAAACCATCTAAAGGCTTTATAGTCAAATTGTATTGAGGATTGAAGAAAGGTATGATTTGTTCTACAACTTGCAATCCATCATCTTGCGTTTTTGAATATATGCTCAGTGCGAAATTTACTTGATAAGGCACAGCCGAATAAACCTTTGTTCTATCATTAACACTATTTCCGGCCTGATTAAAGTTGTTAACTTTAGGCAACTGTCTTTGAGCGTCATAACTAATACCTGTTATTTCAAATGACATACGCGGAAGTTTCATTGCAACTTTAGTATCAGTAGCAAGATTAGGCGCTTCTCTTAATCGGTCTAAATATTTGGCTTTAGGACCATAGGAAAGAGGAACTTTAAGAGTACTCATTCCTCCACCAGATGAGTTTTTTCTAATCACATAAATGTCATTAAATATTTTTCCAAAACTCGCCACAGCTTTTCTAATTCTTTGGTGATAAAAATAAGTTCCAAACATAATTTAGCCTTTGTATATCTCTGTTAGTTTCGTTTCAAACTCTTCTACTTTTTCTAATCTATTAGGCCAAAGAATATATTCTTTTTCAGGATTCTTTTTAAGATTATTGAGTAGAGGAATAATAGCATTGTATAGCCCATCAAGCTTCTCTTGCGTTGACATGGCAGCAGTTACTGCCTCATCATTTTTTTGAGAAATCTTTTGTACTGCTTCTAATTCTGTTTCGTCTACAGCAGTAAAGCCGAAATCAAATATCTCGCTCATTCCGGATCTCCAAATGGATTATTCTCTGTAAAATCAATAAAGTTTACGTCAAAAGCAGTATTCTGTTCATTCTTAGAAATATCGTTAACCTCTAACGCTTGTGTACATTCGGCTTCAGCTTCGGACGATACACCAAAGAGGTGTAATGAATTTGTGGATGAAGCAAAGAACAAGTGTAGCTTTCCGTCCGTAGCTCCTATATGAGCAACTGACATTTGATTAGACGTGAGATTAACGATCTCACCTGTTATTACAGTACCATCTGCTAGTGTTTGTTTTACTTGCTCTCCTAAAGTAAATGTTCCAGCCACGTAAGTAAATGTAAGTAGTTGTGTATAGCCGTCTTCTTTTTCCAGCGCATCGATTGCGGCAATGCCGGTATCCATATCTTCGCCAGAATATTCAAAGAGAGTTGCTCTTAATTTGTAAGTTGGAAGATTGCTTAACTGATAAAAAGGTTGTTCATGTTCCACCTGCTGTATTTCAAACAGTGAGTTAGACAAAGGTAAGTATATAAGATCGCCTATTCTTGGATCAGACGTATCAATCGTTTGGCTATAATTGTTTACTGTAGATGACCATCTCCTGCGTGAAACGATAAATGTAGCTTCATCTCTAATTTCTACTCCAAATTTTGTGAACAGGTCTCCTTCACCTTCAAATCCTTCGGTGTTTTCTATGTACATTTCTATCTTGTAACCAAAGTCATACTTTGAAGATATATCATGACCTAACACAAGGTCTTCATTAACTATCACTCTAGGCAAGTAATATACATCTTGCCCATACATTTTTAAAGATTCAATTATTATATCTTCATATAGCTGTTGCTCTGATGTAACCTTATCACTAAAGTAGAGGTTTTTTGCCATTTAATCATCCTACAAAAAAGTCTGGTGGTAATTCTTGTTCTAATCTTATTCTTTCCATAAGTCTTTCAAGCTCTTGAGTCGCGTCATCAAAGAGTTGTCTTCCGTTTAATGTTACACCACCGGGAAGTTGCATTCCTTCAAACTTAATAAGATTCATTCCCCACTGTTGTTTTATCAATGCGGTTGAATATTCTTTAAGCCACATATCATCATATATTGAAGTATGTGTGTTTGGATCAAGTGTTGAATACGTTTCAGCGACAATATAATCACCTTCTTTTATGTCTCCGTCTTGCATATCGCCGTAAATATACAAACGATTTTGCTTACGAGAAAAATTGACAATTGGGTGACCATTTAGCTTGGTGTCTAAAAGAGATAAATACTGTTGCATCTGATCGTAATAAGCTAGATCACCTGCAAAATTTTGCAAATCAGCAATATCATTCAGCATCATTTGATACTTAATGTCGAAGAAATTTCGTGATGAATTAAATGATGATGCTACTTGAAAAAGTTTAGAGACATATATTATATCACTCGAGGTTGATATATACTTATTTGAGATATCAGTTGCAGTGACAAGATGTTTTAAATATCCTTTTACCGTGGCATCTGAATGAAATTCTCTGTAAACTTGTAAGGCATCATCTATCCTATCGCTAAGTTGATCACCGTCAACGTTAATCTCCAATACTGGAGCACCAAGTTTACGTAAACAGTAGTCAATGAGATTTTGTCTAGTAGCAGGGACAGCCATAATTTTTTCCTGTACAAATGTTGAATTCTATGGTACTATTTATAAAGAAAAAAGATTAAGGAGTGTTATGTGATAAAAGTGTTTACGAATGGATGCTTTGATATCATCCATGCGGGACATATAGATTATTTAGAAAATTCTAAGCGAATATGTCAAGGAGATAGGCTAATAATTGGTTTAAACTCAGACGAGAGTATGAGAAGAATCAAAAGAGAGCCTTTTAATAAACAAGAAGATCGAAAAAAGGTATTAGAAGCATTAAGAATCGTAGATGAAGTTCATATCTTTGAAGAAGATACGCCGTATGAGCTTATCAAAAGAATAAAGCCGAGATATATAACTAAAGGAGGAGACTATGAGCCTGAAGACGTAGTAGGTCGAGATCTCGCTCAGTTAAAGATTATGGATACGTATCCATCTGAATCGTCTACACAATTATTGGAGAAAATTAAAACATGGCTAGACACGAAGGAAGAGTGAAAAAAGGTTGGGGCGAAGAGGTAATCTTTGCTACAAACGATCAATACTGTGGTAAGCTTCTTAAATTTAATGAAGGCGCAAAGTTTTCTATGCACTTTCATAAAGAGAAGCATGAATCGTGGTATGTACTTGAAGGTGAGTTTATTCTCAAAAAGATTAATACACAAACCGCAGAAGGTGAAGCGCAAAATTTAAGAAAAGGTCACACTGTAGTAAATGAACCATGCGAACCACACCAGCTTATTTGTGTAAAAGAAGGTGTCATCATTGAGGTGTCTACACCCGATTCTGTAGAGGACAACTATAGAGTTGCGAAAGGAGATTCACAAAAATGATCATTTGGGGAATGTCTGGTAAAGGACATGATGCAAGTGTAACAGTATTTGAAACAGATGAGGTTGGAGGCAGGTGTACACCTGTCGTATGTAACTATACACAAAAGCCAAGACATAACAAAAAAGAACTATCCAAGCTGCTCAAATATGGAAAGCCAGAACACATTGTGTGGTATGAAAATCCATGGAAAAAAGCATTTCGAATGTGGTGGGCTGGACAAGAAAAGCCATTCAAAAGAAATCAAATCAAAAAATACTTAAAGGAAGTTCTACCGATTCCTCTTCCAACATACTCATACGTTGGTCACCATGAAGCGCATGCTGCTCATTTCTATGAGTCACCGTTCGAAACAGCCGCTATTATTGTGGCAGATTCTATAGGAGAATGGGACACAACCTCTATATGGTATGGACGACAAAGATATAAAAATGTGAAAGTAAGGCGAGTAAGATATCCTGATAGTTTAGGATTATTCTATAGCGCATTAACACAGGCCGCCGGATTGACACCTAATAAAGATGAAGGTAAGCTTGAAAAAATGTATAACGAAGATAATCTAAATGAGCAATGCTTACGAGCTATTGAAGATCTTGTCGTTCCGTGTAATGAAGGATGGAGACCTATGTTTTGGTCTAACATGCATAGAGGAATTGGTGATAAGCTGAGTCTTTTTAAACAAGAAGATATTGCAACATGTACTCAATTTGTCTTTAGCAAAATAATGTGTAAGATGGCTAAACACTGGAGTGAAGAACTAGAAACTAAAAACATCGTATTATCAGGAGGATGTGCTTTCAATAAAAGAGTGAAAGCAGATATCGAAGAGATGGGACTAAACGTTTGGTCACCCGCAAATCCTGGCGACGGTGGATCTTCTAGATCTTGCGTATTAGCTTATCTCAGGAAACAAGCACGTTTCAATGTATTTTTTAACCAGCTCTGGCTCAACGCCAAGTGATTCCATTACGCGAGGAGTGTGAGGATTTTTCTTCTGCATCTGACAATAATAATTTTGTCGATCTTTAAAATCACGCCCTGTCGTGTAGAACCCAACATTGTCGAGAAAGTAGGTAAGATTTGACCACACTACATCTAGAAGTTTATCGAGCTCTTCATCAGTCCGTATATTCCCTGCGGCGACCATACTACCGCTGAAGATTGCTCTTGCCCAGTCAGGCAATTCTCGTTTTTTTGAAGGAATAAAGTCCTTTACATTTTCTTCAAACTGGTTTATAATAAAATGGCGGGGTGAGATAGGAGAAA